AATCCACCCCACCCAGAAACCAGTCGCACTATACAAATGGCTCTTGAAGAACTACGCCAAAGAGGGCGACCTGATACTTGACACACACGTAGGTTCAGCATCGTCACTGATTGCCTGTTACGACATGGGATTTGACGCTGTGGGCTTTGAGCTTGACGAGGATTATTACAACGAATCAAAACAACGACTTGAGAGTTTTATGAGACAGGTAAGCATATTTGATTTAGTAAAGGAGAGCAAATGAAACTACTCCACGGTGATTGCCTTGAACTGATGAAAGATATTTCGGATAAATCGGTTGATATGATTTTGTGTGATTTGCCGTATGGAACAACGGCTTGTAAGTGGGATTCGGTCATTCCATTTGAACCATTGTGGGAGCAGTACGAAAGAGTTATAAAAGACAATGGCGCAATTGTACTGTTTGGAAGTGAACCGTTTTCCACTATGCTGAGAAGTAGCAATCTAAAGATGTACAAATATGATTGGGTTTGGAACAAAGTACGTGGTGTTGGACATCTTCTAGCAAAGAAAAGACCCATGATGTGTATTGAAAATATAAGTGTGTTTTATAAAAAACAACCTAATTATAATCCACAAATGAGAACTAGGGAAAAACCAAGAAGAAGTATGAATAACGGAAATGACAAAGTGTGGAATGGAAACGGAAAGAAATTTGTAGGTGAAATCCTTGAAAAGAAATATCCAATAAATTTATTAACCTTTTCGAAATCAGACATGACACAAAACAATTTTCACCCAACCCAAAAACCAGTTGCCTTATTAGAATATCTAATAAAGACCTACACAAACGAAGGTGAAACAGTCCTCGATAACACAATGGGCAGTGGTTCAACAGGAGTGGCTTGTGTGAACACCAATCGAAACTTCATCGGCATAGAACTAGATGATAAATACTTTGAGATAGCAAAGCAGCGGATAAACGAAGCACAAAATAAACCCGAACAATTAACGCTGGGTGAGGTGGTAGAGTGATGACAAAAAAAGACTTTGAAAACGCCTTAAGGCGAAGCGTAGAAGCTATGCTAGACGGAGGACAGCCGGGGATAGACGACATCTTGCTTATTGGCAAAGCGTTAGGGGGAGTTAGTCTTGAGCTGATGAGCAAAGACGAGCGCGACATTTGCCTCTTCGGTGTGGAGGCAGGTTATAAGCTGGGCATCGGTGATAGCTATCAGGCGATGTTTTGGGAGGAAGAAGATGACAACTGAACAGCTGCAGTATCTTAAAAAAGCACTCGCTTTTGTGTTTTCCTTGGTCGAACCCGATGAATATATCGGAAAGTGTCCGGAAGCTGACTATGAGGCGATTAACGGGTTGATTGAGGGTGAGATTGAACGTCTTCGGGAAAACCGAACAACTGAACCTGACGGAGGACAGCCCGGCATTCGGCAAAAGCAATGCGACTGGTGCGAAAATCCTCGCATGATGGATGGGTGGATCAGCGTTGAGGGCCGAGGAGCGTCAATGTATATCGACGAATTTCGATACTGCCCAAACTGCGGGAGGGAGTTATGAAAACAGGAGAAGCAATCAGAGTTTTAACTCATAGAAAAATAATGCTCGAGTTAGCCACTGGCTCAAAAGGAGCTAGAGAACTCATGGATAGAGAAATACTTGCTCTTGAAAAGGCGATAGAGTCGCTAGAAAAGGAGATCTCATGAACAACGTCATACTTATCGGTCGGCTAGTCGCAGATCCAGAACTAAGATATGCTGCGCAATCAGGTCGAGCGGTCGCCAATTTCCGCTTAGCCGTCAATCGACCTTACTCAAAAGAAAAGAAAGCTGATTTCTTCCGTGTGGTTGTTTGGGGAAAGCAGGCAGAAAACGTCGCCAAGTATCTAAAGACCGGATCTCAATGCGCCGTACAAGGCTCGATCCAGATCGAGCAGTATAAGGACAAAGACGGCAACACCCGGTATTCAACAGATATTGTCGCCAACTATGTGGAGTTCTTGGGCGGAGACAAACAAGACTTTCCGAAAGTAGAGATCGATGACATACCTTTCTGACGAAGCCACTTTAGATCTCGTAATGGAGATTTTAAGGCAAGCCTCAAGTGACTACAAGTGGGCTCTTGCAAACGAAGGAGATGAAGAAGCAGACTACTTCGGTGAAGGAGCGGACTACTTGAAATGGGACTGTGAAAGGTTCTTTCGGTCAAGTTACTTTGTCCTAATGACGATGGGTCAAGTAGATGGCGAGCGAGTCATCGCCGAGTTGAAAAGAGAGGTAGCAGATGAGCTTACTGAAAAAGCTAAAAAAATTAGATTCACTCATCCAAGCGAAAGAGATGTTGTACGAGGCACAGATGGAAAAGTGCAAGAATCTGAGATCGCCAGATACTGGGGAACGGGTTCAAGTTTCTATTGAGCCGCACAAGCTTGAGGGTGAGTGGGCGAGACTCGCAGAGATTAAAGACGAGATAGACGAGTTAAAGGCGATTCCAAATATGGCGTACGAACTTTTTCTCAAACTCTCTGAAAATGTACTCCAAGCCATCATGATTCATCGCTATCTTAATCAACTCACGTGGGAAGAGATCGCTGACAGAATGGGCATTTCCGTGCGGTGGGCTAAGGAGTTAGGTAAACAAGCAGAAGAAGAATTGGCATACATACTAGGCGACTGCACGAAAGTGCACTTTTGAGTCTGGTATAGTGTAAGTAGAGAGGTGGGCGGAAGTCCATCTCTTTGTCTTGCATAGGGAGGTGTAGCTCAGCCAGGAAGAGCGGCGGTCTCCAAAACCGCTTGTCGTGGGTTCAAATCCCTCCACCTCTGCCAGTTCAGACCTCCTTCCCATTGGCTCTATGGGTTAACAGAGCCACCAAGGACAATGTGGGGAGCCGCATAACGACAACAGAGAATCGGCTAAGGGGTGGGCATCGAGTCGTTATAAAGAAAGGGGTTGGCGTGTCACTAGCGAAAGATTACCCTTCTTTGTCTGTGGTTTAGTATATGCAGGAGAGCTGACAGACGTCGGCTCTTTCTGTATGGAGGAAATATGAGACCAGATAGAAAAGGATCTCACCGAGGATCTTATGAGAAGAACAAAAGAATTATATTGAAAACTCAAAACGTATGCGGCATATGTGGCAAGCCAGTTGATATGAGTTTAAAATACCCGCATCCTATGAGTGCAGTTATAGATCATATCATCCCAGTTGCAAAGAACGGTCACCCATCTGACATAGAAAACTTACAACTTGCACATTGGATTTGCAATAGGCAAAAGTCTGATAAGATATTTAAAACAAACAAAGAAAAGCAACCCACTGTAATAGGTAACCGGAATCTACCACAGAGCATGGACTGGAGAAGTTATAGGAGTGGTTAGAATCAAGAAGAAGGTAAAATAAGAAGGTGATAACTTGCTAGAGTTGAACAAAGTACATCACGGGGATTGTTTGGAGTTGATGAAAGATATACCTGATGCTAGTGTTGATTTAATCATCGCTGACCCTCCATATGGTGTAAATTATCAGAGTAATTACAGAAAAAATAAATTTAAAAAACTAACTAACGATAATGTCATTATGACAGAGTGGTTAGATGATGCATATAGAGTTTTAAAAGATGATGGTGCGTTGTACTGCTATACGAGGTGGGATGTTTTTTCAGAGTGGTTTGAATCTATTTCTAAACATTTCAAAGTAAAGAATACAATCGTGTGGTATAAGCGTGGTGGTGGTTTAGGTGATTTGAAAGGCGCTTATATATTCAATCATGAATTTATTATATACGCTGTGAAAGGTAGGCATTTATTGAACGGGAAACGATTGAATGATGTATGGGAAATACCGAAGGATAATGTAAATAAATACCTCCACCCTACACAAAAACCGTTAGATTTGAGTAAAAGGATAATCGAAAAATCAACAAAAGAAAATGATGTTGTTTTAGTTCCGTTTGCAGGAAGTGGGAGCGAATGCGTTTCAGCAATTGAGCTGAAGCGCTTTTTTATCGGCATAGAAAAGGAAAAAGAGTATGTGGACATTGCAAATAAGAGGATTGAAGAACACCAAAAAAAGCGATAGGAACACTGATATAACATTGCCCATTAGACTTGTAACAGGCAGAAGTCAGACAAGATATTCAAAACAACAGAAAAGAAACAAGTAAAATGTATTGATTGGATGAGTTATAGGGAAAATCAGACAGAACAAAAACAAGAGAAAAAAACAGTGATTAAGATTAAGCGGAAAGTGAAGCAATAGGGGGCATACCTCCCCCCTAACGCGCGCGCCCGAGGTTCCCGCCGTCTATTGTACATTTTTTCTCACGCAAAGAAAGGAGGCCGTTATGAAAGGCTTAGATTATTTAAGAAAAAAGCTGAATAAGCATAGTTACAGGGTAAATTACCGCTATAAACACTATGACATGAAGTACCAAGACCTACCAGTAGGGATAACTATTCCACCCGAAATAAGAAATCGATTCAAGGCTGTTTCAGGTTGGTGCGCAAAGGCAGTTGATAGTTTAGCTGATAGGTTGGTATTTAGGGAGTTTAGCAATGACAATTTTGAGATAAACGAAATATTCCAAATGAATAATCCAGACGTTTTTTTTGATAGTGCAGTGCTTTCGGCATTAATTGCATCTTGTTGTTTTGTCTACATCTCCAAAGGCGAAGGTGATACCCCGAGATTGCAAGTAATAGAAGCAAATAGTGCAACAGGGGTAATAGATCCAATCACAGGATTACTCACTGAAGGTTATGCAGTCTTAGAAAGAAATGATGAAGGAAAGCCAAGTTTAGAAGCGCACTTTCTTCCAGGTCGAACAGATTACTATGCGGATGGTAAGTTTAGCTATTCTATCAAAAATAAAGTTACTTATCCGTTATTAGTTCCCATCATTCATAGACCTGATGCTGTCAGGCCGTTTGGACGAAGTAGGATAACAAGAGCGGCAGTATATTATCAAAGATATGCTAAACGCACACTGGAAAGGGCAGATATAACTGCAGAATTTTATAGCTTCCCTCAAAAGTATGTAGTAGGTACACATCCCGATTCCGAGCCTATGGATAAGTGGAAGGCAACTATTACGTCAATGTTAGAATTTACAAAAGACGAAGATGGAGACAAACCAACCTTAGGACAATTTACTACTCCAAGCATGAGCCCATTTACAGAACAGTTGAGGACTGCTGCAGCAGGTTTCGCCGGAGAAACAGGACTAACATTAGATGATTTAGGGTTTGTAAGTGATAATCCTTCAAGCGTGGAAGCAATTAAAGCATCACATGAAAACCTAAGACTTGCAGGAAGAAAAGCTCAAAGGAGCCTAGGAAGCGGGTTTTTGAACGTTGGATATTTAGCAGCTTGTTTACGGGATGATTATCCATACTTACGTAGTCAATTTTATGAAACTAAACCAAAATGGGAGCCATTATTCGAAGCAGATGCAAGTATGCTGACATTAGTTGGAGATGGAATACTTAAACTTAATCAAGCAATCCCTGGATATGCAGATGGTGAAACAATTAGAGACTTAACTGGAATAAAAGGAGCTGGTGAATAATGGTTAAAGACATTGTTCCAGAACTCCTTGAGCTAATAGAAAAAGAATTTGATGAGAAAACCTATAATAGTGAAGTATTGAAAAAGGCAATTAAGGCTTTGCAAGATAGAAAAGCCACATATAAAGATGCTCATGAGTTCGCCATTGAAGTAGGAGAAATACTGTCAGAAGTTTTGAACAAAAATATAACCGCAGAAATACTTCCAGATGGCAGAATGTATTTTAATATAGCAAACAGAATACTTAATCCAACAATGGCCAAAAATCATGAATTAATATCAAGTTATGCAGCAGATGTTCAAACTACACTAAATCGTAATGCAGGACTACGAATAAAAGGTCAAAAATCAGAACTTAATCAAAGTAGAATAGATGGAATTATCGAAAGACTTAGTAATGAAGAAGATTTTGAAAAAATAAAATGGGTCCTAGACGAGCCAATTATAAATTTTAGTCAGGCAATAGTCGATGATACAGCTAAAGTCAATATGGACTTTCAAGCCAGAGCAGGGCTAGAACCTAAAATAAGAAGGGTAGTAGTTGGCGATTGTTGTGACTGGTGTAGAAGGTTAGCAGGAACTTATGAATATGGCAAAGAACCAGAAGATATCTACAGGAGACATAGATATTGCAGATGTCGAGTTGAGTATTATCCTGGTGATGGAAGAGTGCAAGATTCTCATACTAAAGAATGGAGAGACCCTGAAAGAGAAGCAAAGATTGAAGCTAGAAAGAAAATAGGGATTAGGAGTAGGAGGTGATAACAATATCTCCCAGCGACAGGGTTATCATGCATGACGATTGAAGGAGGATGTAATATGACTACTACAAGAATTGGTAATCAAAATCCTACTCAATCGGTAATTTTAAATTATAAAAAAAGTCTATATCAAAATGCGATTAAAACTTATGAAAAGTCAGGTAGAAAAGCCCAGGAATGGCAGAAAAGCATAATAAAACATATTTACGCAGTCAATGATGATGGTCTTTGGACTCATACAAAATTTGGATATTCTCTCCCTAGACGTAATGGTAAAAATGAAATTGTAGTTATGAGAGAAATGGAAGGCCTACACAGAGGAGAAAAAATACTCCATACTGCACATAGAACAACTACATCTCATGCAGCATGGGAAAGACTATGTGCATTACTGGACCGGGCAGGTATTGAGTATACTTCATTGAGAGCCACAGGCAGGGAAAGAGTTGAGCTTCCCGAAACTGGTGGGAGGGTAGAATTTAGGACCAGGACCACTACTGGTGGACTTGGGGAAGGTTTTGACACCTTAATTATTGATGAGGCTCAGGAATACACCACAGACCAAGAATCAGCTTTAAAATATGTAGTTACAGATTCAAAAAACCCTCAAACGATATTTTGCGGAACTCCACCGACTCCACTATCAGCAGGAACTGTATTTGTGGATTATCGCAATAGCGTATTAAGTGGTGGGGTTGAAAACTCTGGCTGGGCTGAATGGGGAATACAAGAAGAAGTAGAAGATATAAGAGATAAAGAGCTTTGGTATCTATGCAATCCATCACTAGGTACAATTTTCACTGAACGTTCTATCCAAGATGAAATAGGGACAGATGAAATCGACTTTATGATACAGCGTTTAGGTCTATGGATTAGGTATAATCAAAAATCAGCTATTTCAGAGAATGAATGGATGGAATTAAAGGTAAAAGCAAAACCAGTGTTGAAAGGTCCCTTATACGTCGGAATCAAATATGGCAATGATGGTGCTAATGCTGCCATGAGTGTAGCGGTTAAGACATTATCAGGTAAAATCTTTATTGAAGCAATAGACTGTCAATCAGTTAGAAATGGCAATACATGGATTATTGACTTTTTACGCAAAGCTGATGTTGCAAGTGTAGTTGTAGATGGAGCAAGTGGTCAAAACATTTTAGCAAAGGAGATGAAAGATTATGGACTAAAAGAACCTATACTTCCTACAGTTAAAGAGATCATCATTGCTAATTCACTTTGGGAGCAGGGAATATTCCAACAAAGTATCTGTCATAATGACCAACCATCACTGACTCAAGTAGTCACAAACTGTGAAAAGCGACTTATAGGGTCCAATGGTGGGTTTGGGTATAAATCGCAATTTGAAGATATGGACATTAGCCTCATGGACAGTGCTTTACTGGCACATTGGGTGTGTAGCACAGTAAAACCGAAAAGAAAACAAAGAGTTAGGTATTAAGCGACTGAAAAGTCGTTTTTTAATACACAAAATTACCGATACCACCGGGTAAGTGGGAGAAAGGAAGATATAAATGAGTGAATTTAAACCTATTACAACACAAGAGGAATTTGACAAAGCAATACAAGAAAGGCTGAACAGACAAAAAGAAACCATAGAAAAACAATACGCTGACTATGCGGAAATCAAGGCTAGAAACCAGGAATTAGAAACAGAAGTAGGCACTTTAAAAGCAGCTCTAGCTGAATCCAATGAAAAAGCCGGGAAATACGATAAGGATATATCCGAATTAAATGCAAAAATTGCAGGCTATGAAACTGCAAATATGAGAACAAAGATTGCATTGCAGCATGGAATACCCTATGAGTTAGCGAGCAGGCTTATTGGCGACGATGAAGAAAGCATCACAGAAGATGCTAAGAAATTAGCTGAACTAGTTTCAGGGCGACAAGAGCCAATAGCACCTTTGAAAGATGTAGAACCGCCCATTGAAGAAAAAGATAGAGCTTACAAATCATTATTAGAAAATTTGAATTTGGAAGGAGAGTAAAATTATGGCTTTGGAAAGAGGAACATTATTCGACCCACAATTAGTAGGCGATTTAATCAATAAGGTTAAAGGACATAGTTCTTTAGCAAAATTAGCACCACAAATACCAGTTGCATTTAACGGCAATAAAGAGTTTACGTTCTCAATGGACAGAGAGGTAGATGTTGTCGCGGAAAGCGGAGCAAAATCTCATGGCGGTGTCACAGTAGCACCAGTAACTATTGTACCAATAAAAATTGAATATGGCGCAAGAGTATCCGACGAATTTATGTATGCAGCAGAAGAAGAAAAAATTAATATCCTTAAAGCGTTTAACGAAGGCTTTGCGAAGAAGGCTGCAAGAGGTCTTGACTTAATGGCATTACATGGTGTCAATCCGAGATCCGGAGCATCATCCACCGTTATTGGTAACAATCACTTTGACTATGCGGTTACTCAAACAGTGCCATACTCAACAGCAAATCCTACACCTGACGCAAATATCGAAGCGGCAGTTGCACAAATACAAGCGGCTGGTTATGGAGTAACGGGTTTAATCATGGCTCCAAGTTTTGCAAGTGCTTTAGCTAATGAAAAAGTAAACAATGTAAAATTATACCCTGAATTAGCTTGGGGAGCAAATCCTGATACAATTAATGGATTAAGATGTGATATTAATAAAACTGTATCTGATATGAGTAATGATGCAGGAAGAGCATATATTGGTGACTTTGCTAACGCTTTTAAATGGGGCTATGCAAAACAAATACCTTTCGAGGTAATTCAATTCGGAAACCCTGACAATGATGCTACAGCAGGCGATTTAAAGGGACACAACCAAGTATATTTAAGATGTGAACTTTACTTAGGTTGGGGAATATTAGACGGAAATGCATTCTCAAGAATTATTGCCGAGCCGGTTCCTGCTCCATTAACTTTGACATTAACCGCAGCTACTACTCTGGTAGGCGGTACAAAGGTTTCTGTTGAAGAGGAGACTGGTGCTGCTAATAAATTACTTATCAAAATTAACGGTACAGTACCACGCACAAATGACATTGTTGCGGACGGTGTTGACGGTTGGGCTGAATATACCGAATCA